GAAAGCCGCGAACTCATCCGAATCCGCCGCCGACCCCAACTTGATATGCAACGGCATCTGCACGAGCCCTTGCCGTTGACCGGAGATCGTCCGACCGGCGACAGCACCTTCCGGCCACACTGTTTGACCGGGTGATGGGCGCATGAAATCGTTCGCGGAATCCATCATGATCTTCGCCGTCACCGCCAAAGCGGGCGACAACGGTTGATGGATCCATGTCTGTGTGACCGCGAGAGTGATTGATGTCTGATCGGTGAACCCCAACGACACACCAGACGCGTTGAACTGTTCCGCCTGATACGACGCCGGCACCCCGAACGGGCACTCGAAATCCATCACCGACACACCACCGGCAGCGTACAAGTTCACGCCACCACGCACCTGGAACGTGCGACCCTCAGCAGTCCGGTACACGTTGATCGTCTGCGTACCCGACGCCAAACTGGTGAAGGATACGAGCACGCGGGGGCATGGGTTCGAGTCGAGCGCGGGCAGCAGAGAGGGTGCAAACGACATCAGTACGCACCCTTCTGCTTATCCGCGCCCAACTTCGACGACATCTGCCGTTGCGACCGCTGCACCTGAATATCGATCAGATCCGACAAAGTCATCCCCGTCTTATTCACCACAGTCACGGTGATGTTCCCGCCACCACCGTAGGCAGCCAGAGCGCCGGCCGGGTTGTCGTTGTACGCCTTCATGAACTGCGGGTTGAACGCCGCCGACGACCGCTTCACCACGAACTCATCCGGGGTCAGCATCGTCGGAACCGTGTCGGTGCCCACCGGACGCATCAACGACGACAGGCTGTCAATCGCCCCACCACCAGCTTTGTACTGGGTGACGGGGCCACCACCGGCCTGCGCGACGAGCTTCCCCGCCGTGGGCATGGTGCCCGTTGTGACAATGTGAACTGGAATGGTCCAGTCCTTCGCGATCGCTGCGAGATCCGCCGACAACCGTGCAGCCTCAGCTTCCGCCTGTGTCACACCCGTCAGCTGGGCGTTCGTGGTCACGTTCTTCGGAATGAGCCCGTACTGGTCAGCCAAATGGTTGGCCTCATCAGCGGTGGCACCCATCTTCTCCGCCGTCGCAATGAACTGCGCTCGAGCTGACACCATGTCACCGGTGAGTGCCTGCGTGGATGCGCCCGCCTTGGCCTGCGCCGCCATTGTCGCAATCGCAGACGACGCGATGTTGTCCAACGCGGTCATGTTGTCGCGACCCTTTTGAGTGTTGATATCGAGCGTGGCGCCATTCTTCTGCAACGCCGTGTCCGAGTCCGCGATCGCCTGCGTGTACGCGATCGCCGCCGCAGTAGCCGACAGGTTCGTGTTCCCGAGCCCCTGCAACGCCTGAGCGAACTTGTCCGTCGCAGCAGCAGCTTTCGTCTGCGCGTCCGCCACCTGCTGAGCCATCGACACCGCGGTACCGGTCGCACCGTTGGCAGCGTTCAGAGCATCCTTGTAGGCCTGCGAAATCTTCGCACCTTCGGCCATGCTCCCCATCTGACCATCGAGCGCCTTCTTCAACGCGTCCGCGGCGATAGCGTTCTTCTTCTGCGCATCCGTGCCGCTGAGCTGGCCGTCCTTCATCGTGTTGGCCGACTTGGTGGCCAGCGACATCTTGTCGTTGACCTGACCGAGGGCTTCCTTGTTGCCGAGGACCGCCTTCGTGTACGTTTCGGTCGAAATGCCCAACTGGTGCGCCATCTGCAACTGACCGGAGTCGTGCAGGTTCTTCGCGAGCATCGCCTGCGACTGCTGCCCGATCTGGTAGTTGTCCGCCTCGAGAGCTTGCGCCCAATCGTTCGCCGCCTGCGTCGCCCGAGTCTGCGCGCCGGATATGAGCGAGAACGCTGTCACCAGGCCCGTCACACCGAGCACGACGAGACCGATCGGGCCAAGCGCAGCATCGGCGGACACGCCCACACCACGCAACGACATGGATATGTCGTTGATGACCGGCTGCAAGGCACCCCACGCCTTGAACGCGCCGAACGCAGTCAACGCGAACGTGCTCAACAGGAGCAGATCCCCGGTAGGAATGTTAGAGATCGCCCACGAAAGCCCGTCCAACGCCGACAGCACAACAGTGCCAATCGGGGCGAACGCGGTGATCACGTTCGTGACCATCTGCACAAGGTTGCCGAGGGTGCTCATCACGATCGGCAGTTGCTGCTCCGCGTACGCGATGAAACTCGTCAGACCGCCGTCCTGGGTCCAGCGAAGGAACCCAGCCGCGATCTGGTTGATGAACTGGGCACCCTGCACAAACAGGGGGTTCGCCTGATGGAACAGGTTGAGGACACCCTCGAGCGCCATGTTCGCGCCAACACCGAGGGTCGACGCGAACACTGACATCTGCTCGTTCAGCCACGGCATCGCATCGGACACGGTGCGGAGGGCGGACCCGAACGCGGGCAGCATCGAAGTTGCAGCCGCATCCGACAGCTGAGTGAGCATGGTCTTCGCCTGCGCGAGACCAGCCGAGTACTGCAACCCTTCACTGGTCGCCTGCGTCATCTCGTCTTTGATGCCGAGGATCGCGAGCACACCAGCACCACCCATGAGGGTGAGACCGCCGGCGAGACCGAACGCGGCACCTGTCAGAGCACCCGCCAGAGGGATTGCCGCGGCGATAGCCGCGACGATGAGACCCGTGTACCCGGCACCGTTCTGCGCCGCCTGCCCCGCACTGTTCGTGGCAGCAGCGGACGCTTCCTGCGCGGCCGCGTTCTTCTCCGCACCCTCAGCCGCGTTCCGTTCCGCAGCATCCAGAGCCTGCATCATGATCGACTCTTTGAGCGCCTGAACAGACGCCTCACGCATGGAAGCGTTCTCGGCTTCCTGGTCGTCCTTCAGCTTCTGAATCGCCGCGTCGGCTTCCGCGTACGCCGCAACCAGAACCTGCTGTTGCGCCGCCTGCAACGCCGCATCGGAGTCGTAAGACGTCTTCCGGGTCTCCGACACGACCGTGTTCACACGGCTGGTAGTGGTACCGCCGACACGCTCCTCCGCGAGACGAACCTCATCCAGCTTCGCCAGCGCCGTAGACGTGTCCGCTTGCACCCGCACAGTCGGGTCGATAGTCGCGAGCTCACGCGCTTTCGCTTCCGCCCGGTCGAGGGTGGCGTTCCAATCGGAGTCGTTCAGTCGCAGATACGCAACAATGGAGCCCTCAGTGGTGGCCTCTGCCGGCATGGTTACTCCTCTGGGCGCGTGTACACCGCCTCGAGAATTGCTTCGAGACGCGACCGGTAACCGAAGTGACGGCCGAGCGGGTTGTCAGTGGACAGCAGGTAGGAGACGCGGATCGTGAACCATTTCCACGTCAGCGACGACCGCACGGCGACGTCGTCCAACTGGGTGCCGAACTCGGCGTGGAACGCAGCCACGACCAACCGCCACTGATCCAGAACATCAACCCATCGGGTCGTGCCCTCGGCGTCTACTTGCTTGACTTCTTCCGGGTCGTACCACTCGTAGAGGCCTGTGAGTGGGTCGTACGCGCCGCCACCGCGGGCGTCGAGTGCTGCAACTTCGTCGACAGGGCCTGGATTGCTTTTGGGTCGGCACCGACCTCCCAGATGATCTGAGCGGTCGCACGGTCACGCTTCCAGTCCGCCATCGTCGCCAGGAACGCACGGTTGATCGCAGCGGGTGTGACATGATCGGCGCGCATCTCGTCCAGGGCCGTGCCGAGCGCGAGCGGGAACGCTTCCTCATCGGAAAGCCGGTCCTCTGCGGGCGCATCCGGTGCGGTTGCAGCGGCCAACCGAATACCCGCCTCCAAACCGATCGGGGGGATGCGGTACACCTTCCCGTTGATCGGCAGCTCGAGCGGTTCGACGAGTTCGTTGTAATCCTTGAACGGCATGGTGTTCTCCTGGGTGAGTTTGTTACTGGGTGGTCTGGGTGAAAGTGGGGCGACGGCCGGACCCAGTACCGGCCGCCGCCCCAGTCATCAGGCGCCGCGCGTGTACGCGAACGACGCAGAAGCGCCCACCGCGTTCGTGACGACGATGGTGGTGGCGCCCGCGCTGCCAGCCGGGACAGTGGCGACGAGAGTGCCATCGGAGACGACATCGAACGGGACCGCGTTGGTGCCGCCGATCTTCACGCCGGTAGTCGCTACGGTGCCGGTGAACGCCGAACCGTAGATCGTGATCAGCGAACCGGTCGTTGCGGCGACCTCCTTCACGCCCGTGATCTGCGGGACAGTGGCCGTCACCGACACGTTCGCGATCGACGACAGGACACCGTCACCGGTCGCGTTGATCTGGACCTCCTCAACGTCCTTGTTCGACGTCTTCGACGGCGCCCACTCGACGATTGCTCGACCCGACTTCGCCTCGCTGCCATCGGCGCGCTTGTACCAGCGGAAGTACGCGCGGGCAGCGTCACCGAACTGGGCCTGGCAGGCGTGGAGGATTTCCTGGCCCGGGTCGAGGACGCCAGCGGTGGACTTCCGGTTGATCTTGAGGCCGAGCTTCCACGCCTGCATGGTGGGCTCGGACTGGTCGAACCCGAGAGTGTCGTAGTCGGACGTGTCGACGAGGTTCGGGGTGACTGTGCGGGTGAAGTCGGTGATCCCGTTCAGGGGCACCCATGTGGCGCCGTCCGTGGAGACGTCGACCTTCCAGTTGCGGGCGAGAAGAGTGATTGTGCCGGTCATGCGAGCCTCCTAGGCTTGTTCAGGGCGTAAAAAAAGGCCCGAAGGCCGCTGGTGTTACGGGGGAGGTTGGGTTTTAGTCCCATCCGCCGGCAGGGCGGAGGAGTGTGGGGGCCTCGTCAACGTCGGCTAGCAACTTGACGGACCATTGGGTCCGGTTGGCTTCGTCCTCGTCGAGGTCGATTTGGCCGGCGAACCTGATTTGCACCACATGCGATGCGCCGAACCACACGTCGGTCAACCCGAGAAGGTTCGCGCGGACACTGTCGGCGAGGTCGGACGAGTCGGAGTAGTTGTTCGGCAGACCGCGGAGCAGAATGCTGATCAGGAACGTGCCGAACGGGTCGATTACGTCAGCGGATGCGGGCATGACACGGATCGCGATCGCCCGGTCTGGGTCGGCTGGTAACCCGCCCCGCACAATGGGTGTGTCAGTGGATGCGTATACGCCGTTGTTTTC